ACTAAGCAGGCATTCCTGGAACTCTACGACAAAGTTGATGCGGATTTCGAGATGCCCGTTGACGGAGAGGAGGTTGCCTGATATAATGACTAATGCTTGGAGTTTACTTTACGATGAATTGAACATGACTGAAACACTTGGCGAAGAAGACTACGGTTACATGTTGAACCTGGGAACACCTATCCCAGGTGGTATGTCTGATGACACCATTACTTTTACTGGCAGCACAGATGAAGGGTGTGTTACCTTTGGTGCTGCACAACCTGTTCCCTACGACAGTTTTATGAGTGTAGGTGAAGACCATGTTTCTTTTGACTTGAAAATGCCCGAAACTAAAAACAACAAATACAAATATAGCGAGGATGTAATCCTCAAAGAATTGCAAGATTATATTACTGGCACATACAATCAGCATTATTCTGCTGGTGATGATAAAATTCAAACACTTGATTTGATTGAAGCATGTGGTGATGGCGAATCCTTCTGCCGCAGCAATATCCTCAAGTATGCCTCTCGTTATGATAAGAAAGGCACTGCCCGACGTGACATCATGAAGATCCTGCACTATGCTGTTCTTTTGATGCATTTCAACGATAAAAATGCACAACGCGAGACCTACCCTCAATGAAATTGAATCCAAATACTATGAAACTGTCTGACTCTACTCTTACTGTTCTTAAGAACTTTGCGGGTATCAACAACTCTATTCTTGTGAAAGAGGGCAATAAACTCCGTACAATTTCTGTTGCGAAGAACATTCTTGCAGAAGCGGATATCAAGGAGGAGTTTCCTCGTGATTTTGCAATCTATGATTTGAATCAGTTCCTGAATGGTCTGAGTCTCCATCAAGATCCTGATCTTGACTTTCAGCAAGATTCCTATCTGAGTATCAAAGAAGGTAAGCGTCGTGTTAAGTATTTTTATGCTGACCCTGCTGTGATCGTTTCTCCTCCTGAGAAAGAGATCAATCTTCCTACTCAAGATGTTTGTTTCCAACTTGATAGTTCTTCTCTTGAAAAACTGATCAAGGCAGCTCAGGTTTACCAACTTCCAGATTTCTCTGCTGTTGGTGAAGCAGGTGTTATTAAACTAGTAGTTCGTGATAAGAAGAATGATACTTCTAACGAATACGCTATCGTTGTTGGTGAAACCGAAGCGGAGTTTGTTTTTAACTTCAAAGTAGAAAACATCAAGATTATTCCTGGTGCTTACGATGTAGTTGTTTCTTCTAAACTTCTTTCCGAATTTACCAATACCAAGTACAACCTTAAGTATTATATTGCTCTTGAACCTGATTCGACCTTTGGATGAGATACTTGTTAAGATGAGGATTACTGGCAGCATCAGTGTTATTGTTGCCTACTTCATCATTCTCCACGTCAGTTCCTTTTGGGGTGTTGTGATTCATTTCATTGCAGACTTAATTACAATTCCATATTTCATTAGGACAAGAGCGTGGGATCTTGTTATAATGTTGACATTCCTACTATCCATTAGTGTTAGTAAACTTTTGATATGAACATCTTTGTGACTTCTCCCGATCCTGTGGAGTGTGCCCGCGTTCTTCCTGATAAGCATATTGTCAAGATGCCTCTTGAATGCTGTCAAATGCTTTCTATTGTTGCATCGGAAAAGTGGGGACATGGGTTTGGTGATCTTCCTAAATTGGATGGTAAACCATACAAAACGGAAAAGGGAGCATTTCGTAATCACCCATGCACCATTTGGGCAAATGATTTTGTTATGAATTGGCGATGGTTAATCCGTCATGGATTGGCATTGTGTGAAGAGTATTCTGAAAGGTATGGAAAAATACATTCATGCCTACATACACTTGCATACGCAAATCAAATTTTTCCCTTTGGAGATCCCGCTGGCAGGTCTGGAAAAGATCCGAAACCATTTGCTCGGGCAATGCCCGATGAATGGAAATATGATGATACAATAGATACGTTCACTGCTTACAAGCTGTATATCGCATCTAAACCTTGGGTAGCAGAAAACTATCTGCGTATTCCTGAGCGTAAACCTGATTGGATTTGATTATGAGTGATTTTATTTGGGTTGAGAAATATCGACCTAAAACTATTGAAGAGTGTATCCTCCCTGAATCAACTAAAAAAACCTTTCAAGATTTCTTGAAAAAAGGTGAGATTCCTAACATGCTACTGGCGGGACCTCCTGGTATTGGTAAAACTACAGTAGCGAAAGCACTATGTAACGAACTAGGAGCAGATGTTTATGTCATCAATGGATCCGATGAGGGACGATTCTTGGATACTGTCCGAAACAATGCGAAAAACTTCGCTTCGACCGTCTCGCTTACAGCAACTGCAAAACACAAAGTCATCATCATTGATGAGGCAGATAACACATCCAATGATGTACAACTCCTCCTACGGGCGTTTATTGAGGAGTTTGCTGGCAACTGCAGATTCATCTTCACCTGCAACTACAAGAACAAAATCCTTGAACCACTCCACTCCAGAACCACAGTGGTTGAATTCGGGATCAAAGGAAAAGACCGACAAACAATCGCAGCACAGTTCTTCAAACGACTCCAAGACATCTTGGGTGCTGAGGGAATACAATACGACGCCAAAGTCCTTGTCGAACTCGTCAACAAACATTTCCCAGACTGGCGAAGAGTCCTCAATGAAGTCCAAAGATATTCCGTTTCTGGAAAAATTGATTCGGGAATTCTTGCAACGTTCTCGGATGTCGCAGTAAATGAACTCGTTAAAAATCTCAAGCAAAAGAATTTTGCGGAAGTTCGTAAGTGGATCGTTTCTAATCTGGACAACGATACTACTGTACTTATGCGGCGTATTTACGATGCTTGTTATGCATCCCTTACCAACGCTAGCATTCCTGCTGCTGTGCTCATCATTGCTAAGTATCAGTATCAGGCTGCCTTCGTTGCGGATCAAGAAATAAACATGCTTGCATGTCTTACTGAGATTATGGTTGAGTGTGAATTCAAGTGAAAAAATCCAAAGTTTTTGATGGATATGATTTATCTGGAGTCACATCTTTGCATGGACTTTCTTTGGAGCAATATTATGCACTATTGAAATATCAAAACTTCAGATGTCCTATTAGTGGATTTGAATTTGTTTATGATAGTGATAAAAAAAGATTCATAGATAGTAGAGATGGCACTTGGATCACTGCAAAAGGAAAACCAATTCCTAGAAAAGCACCACCTTTAGATCATGATCATAAAACTGGATATATAAGAGGATTATTGTCAGAAAACCTTAATCTCTTAGAAACCCAGTGGAGACATGGAACATATGGTTCTATTATGGAACCTGTTGAACTAATGATTTATCGTAATGATCCACCCGCTTATAAATGTATTGGAAAGATTAAATTCAAATGATTGACGTAAAACTGATTCGTATTATTACCGGCGAAGAAATTATCGCTGAAGTTCTTGAAGAAACTGCGGCTTTTATTAAGGTGCAGAATGGTCTTGTTGTCCTTCCTAGCGCACAAAGTGTTGGATTTGCTCCTTGGGCAACTGTGATCAGTAAAGAAAATCCAGAAATTACTGTTCAAAAAACACACGTTGTATATGTGGCAGATGTTCAAGAGGATGTTGCTAAAAAGTATAACGAAATGTTTGGCAGTAAACTCGTTACTCCAGCATCTAAAAAATTGATTGTGTGATTATGAAACAAAAAGTAAGAGCACAAGTAAAGTCTAGGTTCTATTACATCTTCTGGGGAACTGCAACTATTGCTGTTGTCCTGGGTCAGTTGTATGTTGGAAGTGGATATCGTATTCTTCATGGAGGAATGCAAGAACTGCTAGACAGAGTTGATGGAGTTCTTCTTCATAAGGATGATACTCCCTGGGGGGATATGCTATGAGTCTTCTCAAAATTGATAAGGGTAGGTTAGTGGAACCAAGAGTGAAAACCACACCACAGAATGTTGCAGAGGCAAATGATGCATTGTTTCGTGCTAAAATGACACTACCTGCTGCCGCAAAACATT